CGTTCCTCACTTGTATTTTGTAATTAAAAGAACCTACCATTTTATTCTCTACGGTGGCGAATGGGTAAACTTTGAAAGGCCAGAGCATCACACAATCTGTGAACTTTACAAAATGTTAAAGGAGATTAAAGACAATCAAGCAGAATAATTTCTTTCCGTTACTAACCAGTCCAAACCGGACTAAAAACAAATCTTATTTATGAAACAAACAATTTACGGACAGGTGCCGAGTAAATCGAATTGTTATAAGATAATTACATTGTCAGGGCATGGAAGTTTGGCAAAAACACCAGCTTTAAAGGCATACGAAAAGAGTTTTTATCTACAATGCTCAGTTTATAGAGAAAAGAAAATAAAAGGCTTATTCGAGCTTAAAATTGACGTTTTAAACGGCTCAAATCGCCCAGACCTTGATAATGCTATGAAAATAGTTTTAGACTGTTTGCAATCGTGTAACGCAATCGAAAACGATAGGAACTGCGTCAAGATCGTTGCACAAAAATTTGTAGACAAAGTAAATCCGAGAATAGAGTTTGAATTGATAGAAGTTAAAAACTAAAAGATATTGAATTATGGCTATTCAAAACTTAATGTTAGGCGATTGCATGGACTTAATGCGAAGTAAGCCTGATAAATACTATGATTTGGCTATTGTCGACCCAATATACGGAATATCTGAACCAGCTTTCAGAAAGGATGCAAAGAACAAAGCAGCTAAAAACGGCGAGTTTAAAAATTTAGCCTTTAAGCAAGAAAAGACTGGATATGATTATTTCGTTGAATTATTCAGGGTTTCAAAAAATCAAATTATTTGGGGTGGAAATTATTTTATTGATCATCTTTATTCAACAAGATCGATGATTGTTTGGGATAAGCACACAAAAGATGCTCAATGGGCAGACGCAGAACTTGCTTGGACTTCTTTTCATAACAGTGTTAGAATATTTGACTTCGCTTGGAATGGAATGATTCAGGGCGACATGAAAAACAAGGAACAGCGAATACATGAGAATCAAAAACCAATCACACTTTACAAATGGCTTTTATCAAACTACGCTAAACAAGGCCAAAAAATACTCGATACTCACGGAGGCTCTTTTTCTCATGCCATTGCAGCCTATGATTTAGGCTTTGATCTGGACATAATAGAATTAGACCCTGAATATTTCCGTGACGGAAAATCCCGCTACGACACTCACGTACTAAAATGCGAAGAAATAAAACAGCTTGGTTTTGCCCGAACAGAAATAAGTAAAACTAATCCCGTGCTATTTTAATCAAGTTTGCACACTTTAAATTATTGTGCAAACTGATAATTGAAATGCCGGAACTATACCAGTGAAGCGATTTAACTTTAAATCCTCGCCGGAATAGTCCGGTTTTTATTTAGCCAAAAAGTAAAAATATTCAACTTATGGAAGCATTAAAGGTAGATAGGACAAAACTAAGAACAAAGAGCGCATATGCCAAAGAAATAGGGGTTACACCGGCTGCAATAGACAAAATGGTCAAATCTGGAAGGGTTAAAACAGTAAAGATAAAAGGTGCTGAGTTAATCTATATCGACTGATTTTTTCAGCTAAAAAAAGTTAAACATTTTAACACTGTAAAAATGGACGGTTGGATAAAAATACATCGAAAAATAACTGATAATCCGCTATGGAATTGCGAGCCATTTACAAGAGGTCAGGCTTGGGTTGATTTGATACTCATTGCTTCTTTTTCAGATACATTTTTTTATGTACGTGGGATTAAAATTGAACAAAAAAGAGGTCAGGTTTGCTGGTCTGAACCAAAATTAGCTGATCGTTGGAGGTGGTCAAGATCTAAGCTAAGAAAGTTCTTAAATGACCTTGAAAAAGAACAGCAGATAATACAGCAAAAAAACAATGTTACTCAGGTTATTACGATAGTTAATTATGACGAGTATCAAGAAAAAGAACAGCAGACTGGACAGCAGAAAGACAGCAAAAGAACAGCAGAAAGACAGCAGAAAGACGTAATAGAAGAATGTAAAGAAATAAAAGAATGTAAAGAAGATATTATTAGTAGATATCAGCTTGAATTTTTTAACGATTTAATTCCTTTTGTAGATGAATTTGGAAAAGATACGTGCCGCGAATTTTACGATTACTGGACTGAACCAAATCCATCAAAAACTAAAATTAAATGGCAATTAGAAAAAACATGGGATTTTAGGAAACGACTAACGAGATGGTCAAACAATAATTTTAAAAAATCAAATGGAACCAAAGAAAATTTCAGAACTGATGCAAAACAATACTCAGTCGCTGCAAATGTCAAAGTCATTAACGCAAGCGATTGACCCGATACGACGATACCCAGTTGACCCGATTTACATCGATTCGCTAAAAACTAAATTTAAAGAGTACCTGAAAGAACAGTTTTTCTTCGAAAATGAAGATTTGAAAACAGACAGGGAAACAAACAAGGTACTGAGAACCGTTTTTTCGTGGATTTTGGGCGAATATGAGCCACAAAAGGGTTTTATCCTGACAGGAACATACGGAACAGGTAAATCGTCGATTATGAAGGCTGCAATTAGCTTAATTTTTCACATGTACGGAAAGTCTGATTTATATCTGAACGGAATATCTGAACCAAAATACATTTCGGCAAAGAAAATGGCCCGTATTTTCATTGACGGCGAAAAGACAAAGATCAACGAAATGATTTATGCCGGACTGTTAGGAATTGACGATTTCGGTTATGAGTCAAAAGAAGTCAGATCGTTTGGAACTGTCGTTTTCCCTTTCGAGGAAATTATAATGGAGCGATACGACAAAAAGAAAATCATTCTTGCAACTACTAATTTGAAACCGGAACAGATCGAAAATATTTATGGAGGACACGTTTTAGACCGACTGAATCAAATGTGTTTCTGGATTGAAATAAATACGCAAAGCAAAAGAAAGTAACAACAAACCAGAATAAGATGACAATAACACCTTACGCAATACCAGGATTCAAAACTCTTGCAAGGCAAAAAGAAGATTTGATTGCTTGTGATGTATTCGGAATAACACTTGATGAACTTTATAGCAAATCAAGGGAAAGAAACATTGTTGATTGCCGGAATTTGCTTATTTACTACTCTCATAAAGTCAGGAGAATAACAAGCATTGAAACTGGTAAAATATACGGGAAAGATCATGCGACAGTTTTGAACGCCGCTAAAGTAGTAAGCAACCTGAAAGAAACAGACAATAAATTCAGACTAAAGTTCGATGAGTTTATTCAACGTTGCAATGTTGAAAACTTCAAACAAAGTTTGCAAAAAACAGGTTAAAAAATTTCTATTTTAGCTGAACCAAAAAGAACTATCTGCCATTACCTAACCAAATATGGCAGAAATAAATTTCGAAACACTTGGGCGAAAAGTAGCAGAACTTCACCCTGACATAGCAAAGCAATTGGTAGTTATTCCAACGCTTTGTGATTTGTCGTTTATACCTCAGATTTTTGACGCTAAATTCAGAGAAAGCAAAGAGCCAAACGCGCGCTTTGTGTTTATTGGCGTTATCATATCTCTTTATGACCCTGATGTACTTTCAGGATGGAAATCAAACCTTAAATGCGGAATTAGAAAAAAACTGGCAAACATCTATTCAGTTGACGATACGGTAATTTCACACAACTTGCAAACTGTGCGAAATTACTACATGATCTATCGCAACTTCAAAAAGTCAGTTGATTATATTTCCAGCCAAATCAAAGAAGAACATGCCAGCAAAGAAAGGTAATAAATACGCTGCCGGAAATAAAGGAGGAAGAAAAACCCTTTACAAGGAAGAATATGCTGAACAGGCATACAAACTTACGTTATTAGGCGCAACAGATATTGAATTGGCTGATTTCTTCGGAGTTAATGAACTTACAATAAACAGGTGGAAAACATATCATAAAGAGTTTTGTAAGTCCCTTAAGGATGGGAAACAATTAGCTGATGCAAACGTTGCAAACAGGCTATATCATAGGGCGATGGGTTTTGAACATGATTCTGAAGAAATCAAGATAATTGATCAACAGGTTGTAAGGGTTCCAATACGAAAAGTTTACCCGCCAGATACTCCGGCTGCTTCATTGTGGTTAAGAAACCGACAGCCTGATAAATGGAGGGATAAACAGATTCAGGAGATTACCGGAAAAGACGGCAAGGATTTACAGATCATTGTTCAGTCAAAAGATACGGCTGACGAAATCAATAAACTTGGTTGATTATGGCAATGATTACGACATCGGTATTTTCACGCAACATTAAAGCTTACAATTCAAATGAAAGCTTGATTGTGAATCAGGGAGGTACCCGATCAAGTAAGACTTATTCTATTTTACAATTATTGGTTTTGATTGCTCAGAAGTCGCAAGAATCATTGATTATTTCGGTCGTTAGTCGTGCTTTGCCTCACTTGAAACTTGGAGCGATGCGAGATATTGACAACATTCTTTTGAGTTTAGGCATTATTCCTGATTCAGTTAAAAACAAGACTGATAATTTGTACCGAATTGGCAAATCAGTAATAGAGTTTTTTGGAGCTGATCAGTTAGACAAAGTTCACGGACCAGCCCGCGATATTCTTTTCTTGAATGAGTGCAATTACATCAAATACGATGTGTTTGATCATTTGGCAATAAGAACTAAAAGAACTGTATTTCTTGACTACAATCCTTCACGCGCTTTCTGGTTTCACGACGAGATACAAGGCAAACAGAAATACGCTTTTATCAAGTCAACATATTTGGATAATGAACATCTGACAGCTCAACAGGTAGAGCGTATTGAGGCCAAAAAATTTAATAAGTATTGGTGGCAAGTTTACGGACTTGGAGAACTTGGACGGCTTGAAGGTGCCATTTTCAATAACTGGATTTACGGACCGTTTAATGATAACTTGGTTTATTCATACGGCCTTGACTTCGGTGTTAAAGATCCTGATGCAATGGTAAAGGTTGCAATAGATAAGGCAAACAAAAAGCTATACTGGAAACAGGAAATTTATCAAAATAGCCTTTCAACGCCTCAGTTAAGCCAGATCATTAAATCACGTAATGTAGGAAACAGTTTGATTGTTGCTGATAATGCAGCATTGAGAACAATCAACGATTTACGTAAAGACGGCCTGAATATAGTTCCGGTTATCAAACCGCGTATTGTTGACAGAATTAAGGCTATTTGGGAATATCAGATCATTGTTGACCCCGAAAGCTTCGATCTTGAAAAGGAATTAAATACATACGTTTGGCTTGACAAAAAAGGTGAAATTCCTATCGATGAAAACAACCACTTGATTGATGCTGCCAGCTATGGAACAATTTACTATTTACCAGACTACGGAAAAACAAACTATGCAATTGTTGCTTAAATTTTAAAACATACTCACATGTGGCCATTTAAAACAAAAGAACGCAAATCATTCGATCAGGTAAACGACCCGATGAAAAACGACATACTAAGGGCTTTGTATTCGTGGAATATCAGCCCTGGAGTTGTCAATTTAGTACTCGATGATATTGACAGCTATATCAACGATGGGTATTGTGGAAATGATGACATTTACTCTATTTTGAACCGAATAGATCGAATGTCAACTCAGGCCAGACTTGCGTTATGGACTATTGAAAATGGTAAATGGAAAGAGGTAACAGATCACGAACTTTGCGCCTTTATCCGCGTTGCAAATCCTACGTCAACCATGCAAGAGTTCAAACAGGGTCATTTGATTTACAAACTTTTGTTAGGAAACTCTTTTTGGTACAAACCAACAATTGAAGCCGGGGTAAATAAGGGAAAGACTTTAGAGGTTTGGTTGATGCCAACGCCTGAGGTTAAAATAATCGGTGGTCAGTCGTGGATGAACCCGGTTGGAGGTTACCAGCTTTACACAAACATTCAGGTAACGTTTAAAACATCTGACGTTTATCATTCGAAATTCTTTAACCCGAATTTCGGGAAGTTTGGCACACTTTACGGACAATCGCCTCTTAAAGCAGCAAGGCAGTTAATTAGCAAACAGAACGAAGCGACATTAACAGAACTCAAACAGTTCACCAATCAGTCACCGCCTTATTTGCTGTTTAAGAGAACAAACTCAGATGGCGTATTTCAAGAGC